TTTACTTTAAGACAAAAATCAGCTAATGCTAATGTAGATTCGGCATATTTAATGACTCAAGTGGCAGGAGATTTAGCATGAGTACAATAGTAGGAACAAATATTGAAGTTACAAATATTAAGTTTGACTCTGATACAACCTCCATGATTATATCAAATGCAGGTCAAGTTACGATACAAGGCGAAGGTACCAACACAACTAGCTTACAACAAGGTATTGCCAAAGTTTTTTGTTGTAATAATGGCTCTGGAACAATTTATTCTAGTCAAAGTATGAATGTTAGCGGTACTACTGATAATGGATCTGCTGATATAACTATAAGTTACACAAATAGTTTTTCAAGTGCATACCATACTTGGGGTTGGACAGGTGGATATGATGGAGGAAACAGTGACGCTTCGTGTAGAAAAAGAGAAACTACCTCAGATACTGGAAACTTAAGATACATAACTTGCTATGCAGGAACATTGTATGAATGGGTAGAGCAATCGAGTACTATGCATGGAGGATTGGCATGAGTACATTAGCTATAGATACTATACAAGGTAAGACTGCTGCAAGTACCGTAAACATTAAAACAGGAGGTGTAAATACTAATTTATCTAAGGTTATAGCAAAATCTTATGTAGCTTATCAAACTACTAATCCTACACAGGTGCTTGACAGTCAAAGTTTTAATCATTCATCTTTAACCGATGTAGGTACTGGGTATACTAAGCTGTATATCACAAATCCTCGAGCACAAACAAGATGTGCATCGGCACATTCTGGAGGAGATGGATCAGCTGGTTACTCTGCATGGATGAGAGAAGAAGAGCTTACAACGACGCAGTACGGTACTGGAACTGGAAATGGAGATTTTGGTGCTCAAGACGGCGACTATCATTGTGTTTTAACTTACGGAGATTTGGCATGACAATTGAAACACCTGAATTTCAGGGAACACATTTATGGAATAGATTACACTGGGCTAAAGATAATTTAGACGGTGTACAAAGCGATTATAGAGTAGTATGGGAAGATCCGGAAGAACCGGATGAACCTGCAAAAGTTACGGTGCCGGATCCAAACTGGTTAGCGTGTGCTTTACAAGGCGGTATTCTTCCACCAGTAGAAGTATATTGGGCTTTGGCCGAAGATGAAGCGAAACCAGATTTTGAGAAACATACTCGAGGTTATCTACTACATAATACAAAACCTGTCGATAAGATGACTGAAGAACAAGCAATTGAATACTTAATTATGAAAGACATACCACAAAGAGTGTGGAGAGATTACGAAAAATCTAATCGTAGAAGATTAATAATTTGTAAAAAACAAAATCTACCAAGTCATAGAACGTGGCGAAATGCTTGGAAGATTAATCAAGAAGTAGCATAAGGAGAGAAACATGACTACAATGATTCAAGATAAAGATGGTATAATTGCTGCAACTCCATCTACCAAGCCTTCTGATAGACATTTCAGAAATGCATGGGTATTTGATAGCTCACAGTCTGCTATCACAGAAGATTTAACAGCAGCAAAGGAAATATTTAAAAATAAAATAAGAGAAGTAAGAGGACCCTTACTTGAAGCTGAAGACGTTGTTTGGATGAAAGCAGCAGAAGAGAATGACAGTGATGGAAAAGTAGCAAGTGTAGCTAAGAAGAAAAAGCTTAGAGACGCACCAGCTGCAACAGCGATAACAAACGCGGTGAATATTACGGCCTTAAAAGCTGCATGGGATGAGGATGTTTTAGGAACAAGTCCTTATAAATAGAATAAAAAGGATTTAAAATGGCAACTCCTACATCTAGAGCTACTCTTATTGAGTATTGTAAAAGACGTCTTGGCGATCCAGTTATCGAAGTAAACGTTGACGAAGATCAATTGGAAGATCGTGTAGACGAAGCGTTACAATATTATCAAGAGTATCATTCGGATGCTACTGTAAGAACTTATTTAAAGCATCAGGTAACCGCCACAGATGTATCTAATGAGTACATAACGTTACCTTCAAATATTTTATTTGTTTCTAAGTTGTTTCCATTGGAAAGTTCATTTAATCAGTCACGTAACTTTTTTGATATTAAATATCAAATGATGCTTAATGACATAGCTGATCTTATGAACTTTGCTGGAGACTTAGCTTATTATGAACAAATGCAGCAATACTTATCTTTATTAGACATGAAACTTAATGGCCACCCGCAAGTTCAGTTCGCGAGAAGACAAAATAGATTATACATATTCGGAGATTTTGCAGATGGCGATATAAATGAAGGAGATTTTTTAGTCGCTGAAGTTTATACGGTCATAGATCCAACCACGCATACTTCTGTATTCAACGATATGTTTGTTAAAGAGTACACCACTGCTTTAATTAAACAACAATGGGGGACTAACTTAATTAAGTTTGAAGGCATGCAACTACCCGGAGGAGTCGTCTTAAACGGAAGGCAAATATATGATGATGCGACTGGAGAGATCGCAACTCTTAGAGAAAATTTGAGATTAGAACAAGAACTTCCACCAGACTTTTTCGTAGGATGACATGGCAACCAATTTATATTTCAGTCAAAAGGTAAAATCAGAGCAGAACCTATTTGAAGATATCGTAATAGAATCTTTAAAGATGTACGGCCAAGACGTGTATTATCTGCCAAGAGACTTAGTGGGAGAAGACAAGATACTTGGCGATGACGTGGTATCTAGTTTTAACTCGTCACACGTATTAGAGATGTACATTGAGAATACCGAAGGATTTGAAGGTGAAGGAGACTTGTTTACACGGTTTGGTGTTGAAATACGAGATGAAGCTACTTTTGTAGTCGCTAGAAAAAGATGGGAACAAACTGTACAAAGATATGATAACGAGATAACAAGCACCCGACCCTCAGAAGGTGATCTGATATACTTGCCACTTTCGCAATCTATGTTTCAGATAATGCACGTTGAACACGAGTTACCATTTTACCAATTAAGTAATTTACCAGTATATAAGATGAGATGTCAGTTATTCGAGTATGCTGGAGAAGATTTAGATACTGGTGTAGATACAATAGATGATATTGAAAAGAAATACGCTTACAAGTATATACTTTCACTATCAAATATACAAGACAGCGCTCAAGCTTCAGCTATAGTCTCTACTGGAGCTTTATCAAGCGTATCTATAACTGACAGCGGTAATAATTACTTTAATCCACCTACAGTTTCTGTAGTTGATGCTACTGGTGTTGGAGCTGCAATTACAGCAACTGTTGACAGTAACAACGGTAAAGTTAATAGCTTGACGATAACTAACCCTGGAACTGGTTATAGCAGTAGTCCTACAATTAGATTTACAGATCCTGATCCTAAAGAATTTAAGGTTGGCGAGACAATCTTAAGTCCGAGTGGTTCTACGTTTATGAGAGCCGAAGTCGCTAAGTACTCAGACTCAGATGATAAGATTCACTTAATACATGCTGGAGCTGACGACGGTAAGTATCATACTTTTGCTGCTGGAAAGAAAGTTATTGGACTTACGAGTGGAGCTGGTGGAGTTATAACTCTTGTAGTAGAAGATAATCAGTTATCGAACAATGAACAAAATACAGATTTTAGCACTGGGGCTGACTTCATAGACTTTACTGAATCTAACCCATTTGGAGATGTGAGTAACAACTAATGTTTGGTGGACACTTTTATCATTCTAAAACTAAAAAAGCAGTAGCACTGTTTGGCAGGCTCTTTAACAATATTTACGTGATACGTAAGAATTCTTCTGGAAGAGTTATAAGTCAAGTAAAAGTTCCGTTATCTTATGCTCCTAAAAATAAATTTTTAGAAAGAGTACGCGAGGCTCCGAATTTAACCGAAGATACAAAAGTTGCAATTAAACTTCCAAGAATGTCTTTTGAAATTACTTCTATAGCTTATGACGCGACTAGACAACTAGCAAAGGTTGGTAATTTTACTACAACTTCTTCGACAGGAACTGTAAATAAGAGACAAAAGTTTTTTAATCCAGTACCATATTCAATAAATTTTCAGTTAAACGCTTACGCAAAATCACAAGATGATGCATTACAGATTGTAGAACAAATATTACCGACGTTTAATCCACAATATGCTATTACTATAAAACCATTCGCAACAGAGTTTCCTTCATTTAAAGAAGATATACCAGTAATAATACAAGGTGTTTCTTTTTCTGATGATTTTGAAGGAGCGATGGAGCAGAGAAGAACTATAATCTACAGTTTGGACTTTGAGATGAAGCTAAGTTATCATGGTCCAATATCTGATAACAGTATCATTCGCCAAGCAGATGCCAAAGTTTTTGACATTAAAGCTGGTTTGAATGATTCTGATATAGGATTAGAAACAATAAGAGTTACTCCTAATCCTACTTCAATTATTGGTTTAGCTGATAGCGATTTTGGTTTTACCACAACAATACTAGATAGTGCGAGTTAAAAATGTTTGAATATAAATGTAAACTGATTAAAGTAATTGATGGAGACACCGTCGATGTTGATATTGATTTAGGATTTGGCGTTTGGATGCGTAAACAAAGAATAAGACTTTATGGAATAGATACTCCTGAATCTCGTACGAGAGATTTAGAAGAAAAAAAGTATGGACTTGCGGCTAAAGATTTTTTAGTTAAATGGACTGGAGCAGGCGAACTTACAATTAAGACGCGCAAAGACGCCAAAGGCAAGTTTGGCAGAATACTTGGTGAACTTTGGACTTTTGAGACTAACATAAATGAGAAGATGATCGAAAAACATCATGCCGTAAAATATCATGGACAGTCGAAAAAAGAAATAGCAGAACAACATATTAAGAATCGTGAACTAGTAGAATTATGAACAAAGATATGGAAAAGTTTCTTCCTCCAGAAGAAAAAAATGTTGATAACGATTATAAGTATTCTCGAGATACCTACTATGAACTTGTAGAAAAAGGTAAAGAAAGCCTCGAACTTATGATTGAAGTGGCTAGGGAAAGTGAACACCCTAGAGCTTTTGAAGTATTATCAGGAATGATTAAAAATATTTCTGACGTTAATGACAGATTAATGGACTTAAATAAGAAAAAGAAAGACTTAGACAAAAAAGAAGAAATAAAAAATATTGCAAACACAACTAATAATCTTTTTGTCGGGTCTACTGCAGAACTTCAAAAGATATTAAAGAATGAATCGAAAATAGTAAATGTCACGCCCGAATCAAAACCAAAACTACCTAGGTAATCCAAATATAAAAAAAGATGGGATAACCCAGAACTGGACTAAAGAAGAAGTTCAGGAATATGCTCTTTGCATGAAAGATCCTGTGTACTTCATAGAAAAATATGCGAAGATTATATCCCTAGATATTGGACTAGTTCCATTTGAACTATATCCGTATCAAAAAAAGATGTTTCAACAATTTGAAAAAAATAGATTTAACGTAGTACTCGCGTGTAGACAATCTGGTAAATCTATATCTGCGTGTGGTTACTTATTGTGGTTCGCGTTATTTCAACCAGAAAAATCTATAGCAATACTTGCTAACAAAGGCGCTACAGCAAGAGAGATGTTAGCAAGAATAACTATCATGTTAGAAAACATTCCGTTCTTCTTACAACCCGGGGTAAAAGCTCTAAACAAGTCTAATATTGATTTTAGTAATAACAGCCGTATTATAGCAGCGGCCACGACCGGTCAGTCAATAAGAGGATTATCAATTAATCTTTTATACCTAGATGAGTTTGCTTTTGTTGAGAGAGCTGCAGAATTTTATACTTCAACTTATCCTGTGATTTCATCTGGTACTGATACTAAGATTATAGTTACTTCAACGGCAAACGGTATAGGTAATACCTTTCACAAGATATGGGAAGGGTCAATACAAGGTGTAAACGAGTATAGTAATTTTAGAGTAGATTGGCACGATGTACCTGGGAGAGATGAAAAATGGAAACAAGAAACGATAAACAATACCTCACAAATACAGTTCGATCAAGAATTTGGTAATACATTTTTTGGCACTGGTAATACTTTAATAAACGCTCAAACTTTATTAGACTTAAGAGCTTCACAACCTATTAAGGTTATGGAAAACGGAGACATGTTTGTTTATAAAGAGACAGTAAATAAACATGATTACATATTAGTTGCTGATGTTGCTAAGGGAAGAGGACAGGACTATTCTACATTTTCTTTAATCGATATTAGCACAAGACCTTTTGAACAGGTAGCTGTTTATCGCAACAACACTATCTCTCCATTACTCTTCCCTAATATTATA